GGCAAACAGCGCGACGGTTTTAAATATCTTCATCGGTAAACCAGCCCGCTGCTTTCATATAGTCGTAATCGCGCACGGTCGTCGTGCTTGGTATGATATGCCCAAACGGAAAACGGTGATTTGTCTGCACGTATGCGCTAAGCTGATACCGTTCGTCATTGGTGAGTTCAGGAAAGCATGCCGTGAGCTTTTCGAGGGTCGCCGCTTCGTGAACGTGAATGATGTAATCCGTATCCACCTGCAGCGCGTTTTGGATTCCGTCGGGGTGCGTAACGATTCCAAAGACGGTGGATGCCTTTTCGCCTTCTGCCTGAATGAGAACGGGACGCGAGATGTTGTAGAGTTCTCGCGTGATTTGCTTTGCCCGTGCTTCGCTTGTCTGCGTGGCGGTTGGTAGAACTATGATGTATCCGTTCATCAGTAGATGTTGTAGAAGGTGTTTATGTTGTCCTCGATGTTTGCGCGGTTGCTAGATTGGTCGGATTCGTAAATAATAATTTCTTGCATTGTTCCTTGCCAGCTACTTGAATCCGACAAACTGATATTTAATTCCATTGAATCTGTTTCCAATCCTGTTGCGGTGGTCGCTGTCCCTCCATTAACTGCAAGTTGGCTAGTCGTATCGTTTGCAGCAAATACTAAATTGTAGGCCAATCGGTCTTGACCCGTTAAAGTCATATCTGCATTATTCTGCAACTTCAAATCTGTAGCGCTCCACCATCGCACCCACTCTAAATTAGACCCTACAAACCTCAAACGTGTTGCGGCGGTCGCCTTTCCAACGTGGAAAAATGCCCTCAAATTGACCTCTACGCCCGTGCTAAAATTATCAGCTAAATCGAACGTCATTGCTGGCTTTGTTCCTTCCGTCACCACGCCCGTAGTCCCGTCGTAAATCTTCGGCATATTCGCCGTCGTCGTTTGCGCCGCGTCGTTGCTGTTTCCTGATTGGTCGTACCAAACCGAAACGAACCCGTCGTTACTTCCGCAATGCGCAGCAAGTGCAACCGTATCCAACTCGCCGAATACGTTTGCGCCTATATCGGCGTATGAACTCCCGTTGTAAACCTCAACCAAAGCCCCTGTATACGTCGAGTCCAAAAGCCGCAAGGAATAAGCAGCCGCCGCCCCTGAGTACGTGTCGAGCAGGGGCGTGTTTTGGGTGAAGTAGTCGCCTATGTTGGATTCAATGGAGGTGCGGACGCTGGATTTGTCGGAGTTGTATAGAATAAACTCCTGACCTTTCATCGCTGTTGGGGTTGTTAAATTACCACTGTTACCAATAGCAAAACCCGCGCTCGAACCGCTTAAATTGATAGGCGGTGAAAAACCCGTCACGCTTTGGGTTTGCGCTGTGCCGTTTAACGAATCAACAATTTGCGAGCTTGTAAAGAAAATATTCAGCAGATTCTGCTGATTAATTGGAGCGGTTTGATGCGTCCAAGTATTGAAGCCCGAACCGTCGTTTATCTGTGTTTTTTGATTATTTCTGCTATCTACTCCAAACAATATCCAGTAACCTTGTTGCCCTGTTATATCATCGCACCAAATACGACCATTTGTTCCGCTGGTTTGATTGTATAGCGAAATCAAAGATAAATCATTGCTATATGTCAGGCTCGAAAGCGTTAACCCGTCGTCGCTCCCGTCAAAGTCCAACGCCACCTTCCCGCCCTCCTTCACCAACGCGCCACCCGTGTAAATCGTTGGCTGCTTCGTCGGGTCGCTTTGCGTCGCGTCGTTCCCATTCCCGCTTTGGTCTTTCCACGTTACCACGGTACACGTCGTACCCGTGCAGAACGTTTCTATCGCGCTCTCGTCGATATTGCCTGAACCGTCGAAGCCGATGGTTTGAGTCGTTGAATCCGAAGCCCTGCGAATGACCATGCATTCGGTTACGTTGCCATTTAATCGCCGCGTGGAGTACGCCGCCTCCGCTCCGCTTCCGTAGCTCTCATTTAAAAGCCCCGTAAACGCGGGTGCTTGCGCTACCTCCTCCCACGTCATTTTCAAAGAGATCGGTACAGTGCCGCCCGTGCGTTCCTTCAGGTAAGCAAGCAAAGCCGCCTTTGCGTTTGCGAACGTCGTGTTATCAGCGATGGCTGTAAACTGCGTCCAATCGCCTGACGTGTCGGGGTCGGCCTGCGCCTTCTCAGCGTAGTACAACTTTCGCCGAATATCGTAGCCGCTGGTAGGCGTGTCGCTTTGCGCATCCTCGTGCAATCCGTCGCCGTCAGCCTGTGCCGTATAGTACAGCTCGACCGTTTCCGTAGCGCCGTCTAAAAGCGTTTCCGCCTCGCTGTCGTAGTTGCCTGTATACTCTACACCGTTACGCCCTACAATCAAACTTTGATTTATCCAATCCGCGCCGTTGTAATACAAATAATCGCCCGTCGCTGGCGTGCTTATCGTCACGTCCGTAAGTTCGCGCAGGTTATCAGGCGCCGCATCCAAAGCCGCTTGCAAACCCGTGACGCTTGCAATAGGCAAAACGATTTCGTCCTGATAAATTGTAGTCCACTCGCCTTGTTGGTATGCCAGCATCTGGTTGTCTACAGGTTGTGAAGCATCCACGTCGGTCAAGTCGTTTAGCACCTCAGCGCCGCCCGCGTCAGCAGCTGGTACCCATGTTTCGCTGTCTGCATCGTAGCTGAGTATTTGGTTACCCGTTACGCCCGTTACATTGACGTCGGACAAATCGCCAAGCTGCGCGCCGGTGATTGGCGTGCCTAATGCTATCTCGATGTCATCGCGCTTAATGCGAAAAGTGAACGTAAGCACCTGACTGTATCGGCGTGGGTCATACTCTATTTCAAAATCGACGTCATTAAATTGTACGCTTTCCACGTTGACGCCGTTATACGTTCCGCGCACGCGATCCAAAGCGCCGCGCACCGCGCTCGCTAAATCAGCCGCGCCGTTATAAGCGTCGTCATAACAAAGCACCTCCACCCGAACCTCATCCAGCTTGCTCGGTCCGTCGTGCGTATCTTCAGGCTGCACGCTTTGCACCTGATAAATAACAAACGGCACCGCCGTTTCTTGCTCGGCAATTTCTGGAAATATCTTTGTGCCAACGATGTCCGTGACCGCCGTGGTGCCGCTTAAAATGCCGTATATCGCCTTGCCTATATTCATGCCTTTTTTGCTTTTGCTTTCGCTGCTTTTCTTATTGCTCGGTTGTATCCGTCCACCACTTTCTTGTACGCTTTAGGCGTCGCGTTTATTATCGACTTTCTAAATACGCCTTTGTTTCGTCCTTGGCCAAACTTTTGGTCACCGCCTTCTACTATGTTTGCAAACCAGCCGTCACGGTCCACAGGCATCCTGCGACCAACACGCGGACCCACCCAGTACGATGTTTGCTGCTTGTCAATCAACCAAACGCGAATTGACCGCCGCATCGTACCAATCGGAATATCAAGCGGGTCGCTGTTTGGTCCTCTGCGCACTCGCACTACTTCCCTAGCGTCAGAAATATTGCCGAGCATTTCCTTTTTGATGACGTTGCCAGCACCACGGTGAATGCGTCTCTGTACTTTCGGGTTTTTCACCTGTTTACGCAACTCAGCAAGCTGCTTTTCGAGCGGCGTCGTATGTGCGTGAACGTGTATCACGTGCCTGAAATTTGGCAAAGCAAAACAAGCTGGTCCTGTCGGCCAATCTCTTCGATGTTTTGAATGTTGTAATACTTCGAATTGTATAACACGCGATCGTCCGCTTTTATGCCTCGGCTGTCGCTGCTGCTGCGAATCTTAAACCGCAGCCGCTGCACGGGCATATCTTGGTCAGTCGTGATTCGCTCGGTCATGCCTTCGCCCGTCTTCATAAGCTCGGCCCAAACGGTAAGCAGCGTCGCCCACGTCTGTACGCGCTCGCCGTAATCGTTTGTTGTTGTGGTGTATCGTTCCACTGTTATGCGCCGGTCGCTTTGGCCTATCCTCATGGCGTGGTGATGATGCGGTAAGGGTTCAAAATAGCGTACAAACCAATCGGTAATTCTATGGCCGTGGTGCCTGTGGCTACGGGTTGCCGCTGCTCGTAAAGGTGTGCTACCATCCAACGAATCGCCGTTAGCATCGGCGCCGGTACGTCAGCTTCTGCGTATCCCAGCGTCATGTTAATCTGTACGCGGTGGTAAGCGTCGTCGTAGGTGTCCGGCACTTGGTCAAACGTAATGCGCGCAGCATTCGTCTTAATGTCGTACCAATACTTCGCAGTGTCGAGCGTCTGCGTGCTGTTGCTAGTGTCCAAATACGTCACCGAACTGATGGCCGTAATTGGGCCAATCGGAAAACGCGACGGTTTAAAATAATCGAGATAGCCCACGGCAGTTACGTCGCCCAGCCGCGTGTTGCAATAATCCTCGATCCACTTTATTGCCGCGTCGCGGTACGCTTCAATTAGCGTGTCCTCGTCGCTGTGGTCAACACGCAAATGGCTCTTTAAATCGGCAACCGTTATAACGCTGTCGAGCGTCGGCGTGCCTGTTATTTCCACGGTCATCATGTCGCTAAAATACGGACAAAAAAAAAGCCCCGTGAGGGGCTTCTGTTATTTTAGAAGGCTGCAACCAATCGAGTCTTAGAAAATCGGCGGTTATACTCTCGTCCGCTTTTATCTGCAATCTCAGTAACCCAAACCGACTTTGCAGTTTCTTTTGTGATTTCTTTTACTGTTGAGGTGTCGCCAAAGTTCCATACCATCTGCATTCCTTTTTTGAGTTCACCGGCTGGGATTGCGTTAACTCGTCCGATGTGCTGGAGTTGGATTGTGTTGTTCATAGCTGTTTGTTTTTGTTTGTTGTTGTTTGATGTATCAAATATACGGTAACCTTTCCTTTCTACGCAACTTTTTTCGTAATTATTTTAGATGTTTTTTCGTTTTCCCTGTATTTACTGGGGTTTCAGAGCATAAAAAAAGGGCGACCGAAGCCGCCCCTTTCCCGAATTATCACGATGCTGATTATGTCAGCTGCGTAGCTTTTGCCAACGCTCCCGCTTGACGTACGTCAAAGTCAAAGAAACGGTTTACGTGCAAAGTAATTTGCGCGTTGCCCGCTGCGCTGTAAGGGTCAACCAACAAATCGAGGCCACCGAAGTAAGCCAAGATTCCGCCCTGAGCGAAGTTACCGAACAACATCTGACCTGCAGGCGTAGTAGTGTCAGCCAATACGCCATTAACCAAGTAAGGAGTTGCAACCGCACGGAAACCGTTGAATTGGCCGTTGTCCCACAAAGGAGAAACAGAAGCAACAGCAGCCTCAGCTTTTGACAGCTGGTAAGCCAATGGTGACATGACATAAACGCCGCCTGCCAAGTTACCGCCGTCTTCCAGCACTTCAGCTTCCATCTTAAACGCCAAAGCAGCATTCAAAGCGGTATCGCCTGACGTGGAAACGTTGATAGCAGATGATGCCAAGATGGTGTCAAAACAAGCGTCGTCGATGTACGCGTTCATCGCTGCTGACAATTCGCCAGCAATCAACGCGTCTACCTCAGCACCGCCCTGCAAAACCAATTGCTTGCTGTAAACGGTCTTAGCAGATACACGTTGTGGAGTCAATGAAAGTTCATCCATCTCCATGCCTGAAGCAGCATTAGCATCAACTTCGCCTTCGCCTGTTCCTGCAGCTTTCACGCTTACTCGTGGGAACTTCAAGTTTCCTGTTGCGTTACGGATAACAGTTGTGCCGAGTCCTTCGATAACGGTTGGCGCTCGCAAAGCCTCGATAGCAGCGGGAACAACAGTTGGAACGAATCCTGAACCGTCGCCGCTTCCTGCTTGGAAGTCGTCAGCAGCACCAGCACGCAATGCCACGGTTGGGATGGCGATTTGTCCAGCCATCTGCAAACCTTGGCTGCGTGCTTCTTTGTGAGCTTCAGCAGCCCACTCAGCTTCAGCACCTTCCAAGCTGCGACCGTTGGCGATTTGTGCAACGGCACGCGACAAAGAAAACGAGCCGTTTACGCGCTCGATTTCTCGCTTCTCTGAAGTCGTTACGTTTCCGCTCTGCGCCATGCGTGCAACCATTTCTTGTTCACGCGTCTTGTGCTTAATC